ATTCTCATTAAATAAATTACATAAGTTAATAAAGGCGGTTGTAGAACCCCCTGGATTAGACCATCCTGATAGAATTTTAATCTTTGTCACGGTTTAGTAGTTGTTTGTATAGTTCTAACCTATGATGAACTACCTTGTTTATATTAAAGCGTTCATCCACAATTTGTTTTAGTTTCCTTCCCATTTCTCTTGCATGTTTAGGATCTTTTACACATTTGGTAATAGCTTTCGTCCAATCAGATTTTTTATTCTCTTTAGAAATTAAATATCCGGTTACTCCGTTTTCAATAATTTCGTCGTATGCGCCACAATCAGTAGCAATAAGAGGAACGCCATAACGCCCAGCTTCCATAAGTTTAATTTCAGATTTTGAATCATTAAAGTTGTTCCATTCTAAAGGCGCGATAGCCACATCAATATTAAGATACATAGATCCATACCTATCAGTAGGCATAGCTTGGTATACAGCCCAATTTTTATGCTTTTGGGGACCTACTAAAATACGAGTATATTCATCCCATACTTTCTGCTGCCAGTCTTCTTTACCTTGCTCCCCTAATGGAGGTCTGCCATAGAATCCCCATCTGATATTCTCAGGACCTGCTTTAGCGTTTACACTAATACCTAATCCGGGAACTTGCTTTACATCTTGCTCGTGATGAATACCTCCCACCCATCCAATTTTACAAGGTTCTTTTTTGGAAGTTCTATAGTTTTTCGCTAAGTTCCAGCAAGGTAAATCAAAATCAATAGCGTTCTTAACCACAGCTAAAGTACCATTGACATGTTCTTGTATTCGCTGCGCAAACTTTCTTTGAGTTACCGTAACTAAATCTGCATTTTGGTACATCCCCATTGTGAGTTGACCTAACTCGCGTTCCTGATAAATATCATATAATCGATGCCCTGGATAAATTTCTGTAAGAAGATCGTCCGTATCATAATGAATAAAGCAACGATTTGCTTTAGCTTGTTTGAAAAGTTCGACCATAAAGAGAGGTCCAAAATTAGAAATATTCTGAGTCATCATAATATCGCACCAATCCATATCTGCGTGAGTTTCGGCGGATGTGTTAGATTCAGGATTCCAATTTAAAGGATTTTTGTTGAACCTAATTTCTACTTCATCGCTGCAATGTTGTTGAAGTTTCTCAAAAGGCATAATTGCCCTATAATAGCTACAACCGCCGTCATTGGCAGGAACTACTAATATCTTTAATTTATCTTTACTCATTATTAAAAAAAGGACCGCTCTTAAGGATCTGTGAAATTATAGTAATTAAACTAGGTAATACTATCCCTAAAAGCAGCCCAACACAAAAAAATAACTATTCTAGACCCTTAAGGTGCGAGAGATAGTCGTCGCCTTCATCTGATTTAGACTCGGTTGACGTAGATGCAACAGCTTTAACCTGCTCTACGATATCTTCTCCTGTAATTTCCATAGCCATCTTCTTTAAGTCTTCGTATGAAGCTACTTTAACAAGACCTTGAATATCATGTAGTTGATCCATCCAAGTTGCAATTTCCATATCACTTCCAGCCTCTGATTTAGTAGGCTTTGGAGATGATTTATCATAATTCGGCCATTCGCCTGATTTATCTTTTACGATTTTGAAATCATTACCGGCTTTCAGGTCTGTAATATCCCCATAATCATCGTCAAAGAAACAATCAAGAATCTTGCTGAATAATTTAATACCTACGGATAGGATTTTAACATCACCTGTCTCACGCTCAACAGCATTTAAGTAAAAACGCTTACGAGCTTTAATTTGACGTGCGATTGCCATATTACCCTCATCTTTAGTATTCCAAAGCTTAAAGCTTAAGTCACAGATAGGGCAATCATCACCTTTTACCCGCGGGCAATGGTGGTTTTTATCATTAATACGATGAATACCTGTTTCAGCGTAGAAATTCTCATCCGGATCTTTAGCCGGTAAGACTCGCACTTGAGTAGTGCCTTCTTCCATCATTAAAAACTTCTTAAGGAAATCAGCGTTATCGCCACTTCCAGGAGCCTTATTGATTTGATTATACTTTTTACGTAGTTCTTCTATGTTTACCATGTTATTATTAGTTGTTTAATTAGTTGAAAATAGTTTTGCTTCAGCTCTTTTATTGGCTGAGATTTGCACTAAACAATCTTTCTGATGGTCTAGTGCGTTAAGTAAGCTTTTAGCTAGTGAATACTTGCTATCCGCGTCTGCTAGTTCCTGTCTTACTAGCACGAGCTCGGGAACGGAAAGAACATAAGAGTTCAAGCTTGATTGTGTAGCCTTTTGACCACTTGCTTTCAATTCCATTGCGCGCTCTTTCATAACTTCCGATTCTTCTTTATCTAATTTAATTGATTTTTCGTCTCTTATCTTTTTAGCGTAAGAGAGGAGGGCTGCAAAGTATGCGTAAATTGCGGAATGATTCATTAAAGTAGTTTCAATATCAGAATCATCGATTTGTAAATACTTCTTCGAGATGGTAAGATACTCATCTTCAAATGTATTGTACAGGTCTATGATTTCGCTATTCATTGCTCTTTATATTATAGACATTTTTGAACGATTTTGGAGAAGAATCTCGAGAAAATATAAATTCAAAAAGTTCAGGGTTTAAGGTTACTAACATTTGCATCATATTAGATGTAATAGTAGTTAAAAACTCATTTCTAATACCTGGCATTTCGTCGTCATCTCCTAATCCGAACAACTGAAAACCGACATGTAGAATCTCATGGAGGAGAGTTCCTTTGTAATCAATATCGTCTTGCTTCGGGTCCACATAGATTATATTAGTTGTTAAATCCACATATCCGTAAAGTTCATCGCCTTCAACATCAGATAAATCTTTCTGAATAATTTCATAGGATTTAAATCCGATATGGAGAATAGTAGGGTGCTTATAACTCATTATTAGAAGAATGTTGATTTGATTGCCAAGTAGAAAGGTATTCCTACTCCATACAGTACTGAGAAAGCTAGCCCTACGCCTACTGCGGAGCGTATAAGTGTCATTATAGCTCCATGGCTCGGAGCGTCTCTTTTATCTCTATAATCCATTATTCTTGCCCTATCACGAGTCGTTGATAATCCATTTTAGCCGGGATAATAAATCTAGCCCTACCGTTCCTGGATTTAATTATGTAAATTCTAGATTTACCTTTATCGAATTCTTCTTCATCTTGGTTAATTGAAATAACCAAATCGCATACGCGAGTTTTTCCATAAGAATCTGCTAATTCCGTGTCAGTAATTAGTCTTACTTTCTTACCTTCACGGTTTGTTTGTGTAGCAGTCCAAAGTAGGCATTTATGCTCAATAGCTAAACCTCTGAGTTCTTGTGCTAACCGTTCTTGTGCTTGATACTCCGCCATATCTCCCTCAGTCGCTAGTAATTCCAAATAATCCACTATAATAACATCGGGAGTAAAATTTTCATAATTACTAAGTTGATTTAAATAAGCACGAAGTTGGTTTACGCCAGCTCTCTTTGTAGGAAACTCTTTAATCTTAAGTTGACCCCTATCTGGGACTGTTGAAGTAACTTGCTCTAACCTATCTTTAAGATCATCACATCGGTCTTTTAGTTGGTCTTGGCGAATTCGCGAGAATATACTATCTAATCTCTGTGCCACTCTATCCTCAGCCATCTCTAAAGAGATATAAAGAACGTTAGACCCGTCTAAACACGAGCGAACAGCTTGGTTGGCAAGGTAAAGAGATTTACCTACCCCAGGAGGAGCGACTACCATTGCTAACTCCTTGGATGCCAACCCGCCTTCAAGCGCTTCATTTAGGGATTCGAAAATCGTCCTATGTTCAGCACTATGCGTATTCGAATTTAAACGTGCCCAACGTTCTTCAATATCTGAAAAATAATCTAATCCTAAATCTACATTGCGACTAACAGTTAATGCGCCACGCATAATAGGTTCGATTTCTGAGTAGTTCTTAGACTTAACCATTTCGGCGGAGCGAATAATCGCGTCTTTTAATGATTGCTCTTTGGCAAATCCTTCTACTAAGTCTAAAAGGTAATCTTCATTATTTAATGAGTTTTCATCTAGGTTATTAATAAGAGTTAACTCATCTCGGTAGTCCGAAAATAATTCGTTTGAAGTTTTTACCTTCTTTACATCTTCTAAGATGAAATCATCAGATGGAAGTTTTTTGTACTTTAAATAGTAATCTACTATAATCTTGTACATTTTCTGATGTGAGGGGTATTCGAAGTACTCTGCCTTTACCATCGGCATAGCTTGAGTGAGAAACCCAGTATCCGATTTAGCTAAGTATATAATACCTCGTTGGATATTATCTGATAATTCATATGTGGTAGTCATTATGTTATAAGAGCGCTTAAGATATAAAAAATACTAACAAAAAAATTATTATTATTACCAATTATTGCCAGTAGACCCAAAACCACCCTCATTCCGAGAAGTTTTTTCAGCAAAGAACGTATCTTTGTCTACAGAGTTCAATACTACATCAGGAACTTCGCTAATAATCATTTGAGAGAACCTTTCCCCTTTTAAAATTACAAAAGGGCTGTGATTCTTCAAGTTTCTGATAGCAACCATAACGGGACCTTTATATCCACTATCAATAGTTCCAGGTGCGTTTGGGATTATAATTCCAAGTTTAGAATAAGAACTTCTTAATCTAATCTGACCTTCAAATCCCGGAGGGATGTCTACTCGTAACCCTACATCTACTAGCGTTGTTTTACTAGGCTCTATCTGTACATCTTCATTAGAGTATAAATCAAATCCTGCATCATTATCATGCTTATAGGCTGGATCTGGATTTTCGGAGGTATTTAAAAAGTTTACTATTGGCATTTAATTATCCTTTACATTATGTCCATCTTCAGATCTTTTTCTATCTTTATCGGACATCTTGGTAGCTACTTGCTGAGTTAATTTTTCAGAGGAGTCTCTACGTACTTTAGCTGTCTTAGGATCTACCTTCTTGGCAAGCCCTTGTTCTACAGCTACATCGTGATTTATTTTATAGTTAGTGTACGGAGAAACCCCGGACTTACCTTCAACGGCTTTTTTAGTATTTTCAATTTCTTGCTCCATCCATCTATGGTCAGTTCGAGCTTTATCCCCATCGCCTCTTCCAGCTGTAAGTCCTATCCCATGAGCAACTATCTCCTGACCCTCAGCGGTTCTAGAGCAAAGATTCCCGCAATCATCGTGCTCTTGGGGTTCTTTGTAGTATTCCATAGACACTAGCTCTTCAAAAGTCTCATTGCAAGACTCACAGTAATAATTATACATTGGCATTATAGCTCACATACTCCATCTATGCATGTATCAATAGAAGATGCTAACTCTTGAAGTTTTCCACTCCTAATTAGTGCGTCTAAATCAATCGAAGTATGATCAATAGTTTGAAGTGGTTCATTTCCTCTAGATCCTGCTCGATAAAATGTTACCCCTTTAAGGTCGTGGGCTTGGGATAGTAAATCTTCGTATAATGTCTCTGCTTTATAATCATTAGGTAAATTACAAGTTTTAGATACAGCTGAGTCTATATGAGCTT